CATAAATTAGATAACCTACACTCTCAATGCGATCTAACCCAGATTTTCCATTCGGTTTATTCTGCCATCCTTCACCAGTTGCTGAATCTAGCCATCGAAGATAAATAATCTTCATTAGAATTTAACCTTATCATGGTGGTATTCCATCTGTTTAAGGTCATAATCATAATGGGTGTCAAAGCCGTATTTATTTATGGCATCATCTAATCCAATCATTTCTCTGACAGCATATTTGCCCATCGTTAATTTCATCAACCATTTGCGAAATTTACCGTGTTGATGAATTGCACGAAGCATATCCATCCCCCACGAAAGAGCAGCAGAGTGAGTTTCAATTGGAAATTCCTGCTCGAATAACTTGATACTCCCATCGTCATCCTTGATTAGGATCCATCCTTTTTTAGTATCCATTAGAATTTCACCAGCTTGACCGGGGTCTTATCCTCAATACTTTCTTCGATCAGCTTGAGTACTGGCTTCCAATACTTCTCCGTAACTTTATCAGCATCATACTGCAATGCGCCATCCCTTGCCCGCTTACGATAGTCGTTATTCCCCTTAAATCGGTATGCGTTGTCCATCAATTCAGCCAGGACATTCACATCGGGCATAAACTGGTAAGATCCGATCTGGGTATAGAGTTTAGCAGCATCTTTCTTTTCCATCTTCCAACCTGAGAAGCATAGCTCCCCAGTGGCTGTCCAATCCCCCACGATCACCGGACATCCGCAGGCTTGTGCTTCCACGATCGGGATCCCAAAACCCTCGCCCATGCTGCATAAAACATGAACATCCAGGGAGTTATAGACCCACATCATGTATTGATCAGGAAATCCAAGGTGGTAATTATACTGATCACAGTACACCACTGACTTAGAGATCCCCAGCTGCTCTGCCATTTCTGGCAGATTAATCCCCCCATATTCGCCATGAATCCCTGCGCTGGTGTGTAAGTATAGCAATACATCATCATGCTTTTTACTCACTTGCGCAAACGCCATAAGATGCTCTGCCAGGGCTTTTCTAGCAGGCTGCCCTTTATTTGCAGCGACCATCCCATAGATAAATTTATCAGTCGGCCAGCCCAGTGCCTTCCGAGCTTCATCCTGGGCAACTGGTTTATAAACATCGGTTTCGATCCCATGAGGTACATAATGGCAGGTAAGATCTGCATCTGCCATCATCTTGACCGCAAACTTGGAGAATACGATCCGATCAAATGCTTTTGCGACATTCTTGAGTACTGGTGGGGGTGCGGGATCCATATCGATAGGGAACCATGGGATCCACCTGATACCAAACTGCTGCAAGTTATCAGGCTGTAATGCCCAGCTATCAAATAAGGTCATCAGGATCTGGGCTTTGGCATTAACAGTATGAGCAGCAGCGATATCACAAGACCACTGCTGCAGCCCCTTCGGATAAACTTGTATTCCGTTCCAGTTGAGTACCCCACCCTCGAGCCCCCAAAGGGCAGTAATAACAACCTCGTGCCCCATTTTTATAATGCGAGGTACATTGATCCTTGTCTGGCATCCGTATCCACTAGACACCCAAGGCGCATTGCTCATCCAGTTAATTTTCATATGGTAAGCCTCCTCCCGGAAGGCGACCTCCCAATTTCAGGCTGGAAAGGTTGGGAGATGACCCTTGTCGGCGCATGCGCCTATCCAGCCTGTCTAGTTTGCTACTGATTAGGTACCAGTAACATAATTGATGGTTAGATGGCAGATTGCAGGAGTAGTACCTGAGGTATTCTGCACTGCAAGCCATTGCCCGGTTGTAAATCGGGGGGTGCTGATCGTGCAATCAAAGACCACCCCTGCAGCCATCGTAATGGTACCCGCTGCAAAAGTGCCTCCGAAACTGCCGATCGTACCGCTGATCACTGGTGTACCGACATCTGTCATGGTCACTATTTTCAACCCGACAGGAGTGCCCGCGGTATAACCAGCTATCTTTGCTGAAAGGACGGTTACATCCCCACCAGTGTTCGTAAAGTAACACACTGGGACGGTTGCAGCAGCCCCAACAGTTGAGATATTGAATGCTACGTTTTTGATATCCATATTTTCAGACATTTGATCACCTCCCCCTTATGCGGTTCCATCAGGAGCTGCACCTGCAAAGACGCCTTGAACGCCCCAAGCAGGACGCCAGACGCCATGAGCATACACAGCACTTAGGTTCAGCTCGTTACCACGCCGGGAGGCATCCCGCTCGACCTCCAGTTTAGGAGCTCGGCGGACATCAAACGCAAGAGCTGCCCGGCTAAACATTCCAGTATAAAAGTCTGTACTGGAAGCCTCGCAGTTGCTTGACGTATAGATGCTGATCCCACCAACTTCCTGGACGAAGAATGCGCGGGAAAACTGATCTTGAATTGCCGGCCCGCCATTGGTAGCAGTACCACCAATCGCGGCTGCAGATCCTAACCGATAGTACTGGTGAGGATGGCAGACAAACACCCAAGGTTTGGGTGCATGTTTTGCTTGCAGGATCGCTGCCATTGCCCAGAAATACTTCCAGGTTAGTGGGGATCCTGAGGTACCGATGGTACCACCTGTCATTGAGTTGAAATCGCCACAAAGAGCGATATCGATGCTCTCCCCCATTGCTTGCCCTAATTCCAATGCTGCATCATTGCGTACGCCGTAGGGATCTGTTTCTACCCTGAGGTCAGTCAGGAAGAATTGAGCACCATACTCGTACGGGGTAAGTGTTGATAAAGCAGTTGGTGAAAAGACCTGACTAGTAAGATCATCATCATCACCAATAGTTGCCATGGTGGCGGTACCATAGGATGAATTCTTCCGCAGTGCTGTACCGCTCATGTCGGTGAAGGTCGTCACCAGGGCAGTCATGAGGTTGTTTTCTCGTGCTACCAGGAGTGACTCTTCCCAGATGGTGTTGACAAATGACTTAATATTGTCAGCAGTGTTTGACCCGTAAGCCATTAAATTACCCTCCTAAGAATTTTATTCCTCAGTCGAGCTGATCACTTTTACCCCACCACCCAATTTTGCGAGAGTAACGGGATCAAAGATATTAACCCCTCGACCATGGATCCTTGCCAGCTTCTGCTCATCGGTTTCACCTGTTCCCGTTGCACTTGAGCCCGGGTTGGTTGCTCCGACTTTGGTTTGGAGCTGGTTTGGTTTCGGTAATGCCTCAAAGAGTAGTTTCGCATCTGCGGTCAGATCTTCGAGTGTCTCGCCCTTTAATCTGCTGGCAAATGTGCTAGGTAATCCCACGGCTTCTGCAGCTTCTCGTTGCAGTTGTGCCCTGGTAAGCTCGTTGAGCTGGGCTTCTTTTTCAGCCAGTTGTTTCTTGAGTTTATCGGTCTCCGATAACTCTGACTCAATTCGCTCTTTTTCCTTTGCATCATACTCTGCTAATTTCTTAGCTTGAATTTTCGATAGCTTCTCAAATTCCCGAAGTTTCTCGATGGTTTGCATTGCACGATCCTTGTCAAATTCATCGGCTTTGACTTCCTGCTCCACCACTGGTTTTGCAGGATCCGTTGTCGTCTCGACTTTTACTTCTGTTTCAGTTTCAGGCATCTCGCCCTCCTCTTATCATAAATTCATTATACATCGGGGGATAGACTTATGCAACATTAAGAATGGAGTTATTTGCTAACCAGATCCTTGAGCGATGCTTCCACCCTCATAGCCCCATAGACAGGATCATCCACCATTTTACTGATATCTTCCAGGTCAAACTTGCCAGCTTTCCAAGCATCCCACTTTTTAGCACCCATCATCTGCTTCTGGATCTCCGGTGTCTGACCCTTAAACCAGCTCTGCCCAGATCCCTTGTCAATCGCAGGTGGGAACCCCTTGACCTTCGGGATCATAGCGCACCTGCCATTATAGTGATCATTAAGCGTTTCGGTATTCGGATGAAAGGATCCATCCATCACGATGCAACTCATGCAAGTCGATGGGCTATGAAAAGCTGACCAGTACCAACCCTCGACCACGCCGGAATTCGCAAGGTAAGTCGCCCTCGATGCTTCCCGATAGCTGTATAACTGAGCTGTCCTGACCATCCGCATTGAGTCAGCCAGTGCCATCCCCCAACCACTGGTGAACATCCTGGCGATCTTCTGCGGATTGAAGCCCTTTATGATCCCATCGGTCAGGTTCTGACTGATCAGATCTGCATTGAAATTAGAAAGCTCATTCATCCTCTGATAAAGCTGCCCGTTGGGATCCAGGAACCCAAGCAGTGCTCTTGTCAATTGGGGATCTAGCTTATTGAAAGCGATCGCTAATTGCTCACTTCCAACAGTAGCTGCGATCAGCCCCCGGGCATGAGCATCCCCCAGTTTGATCCCGATATTAGCTGCTGCGTTTACTTCTTCGATGGTCAGGGCTTGCATCCTGCTCAGCTCGCCAGCCACCTGGGCAACGGTTGTCTTATACCTCGTGAGTCGATGCACCTGGGAGGCTGTGTATGTTCCACTTTCCACGATCTTGGTAAGTTTATTGACTTCCAGGAGCAGGGATTTATAAGATGCAGAATAAGCACGAGCCAACCTGCTCA